CCAGCTTCCAACAAATAAAGGATCAGTAGGAATTAAATTTCCTGTATTATCACATATACTATCAATAGCACTATCAAACAAATTTATCACATAATCATTGCATCCAGCAGGAACTCCTCTTGTTTTTCTAATGTATTGTTGATTATTAGACAAAGGAAATTCTCCTGAGCCTGTTGTTGTACTCATCCATTTTAATTCAGAAGTTGCAGGAGTTCCAGTAAATTTATATAAAGTCATATTATCAGAATCTGCCCAAGCTGATGTTGATGGTTTTGCTCTAATAGTCCATAAACAATCCATATTTAATTGAGCAGTTGAAGTATTAGAAAAAGAGCAATAGATTCTACATAAAAAACCAGCTAATTGATCCGCATCTGTTAAAGTCATAATATTATACTCTTGACCAGATTGAGAAAATTGGGTATAAGCATGAGAAAGTCCATCAGTTGGCCAAGTAGTAGGTAATCCAGAAACTGTGTTATGAGTTAAAAACAAAGGAAAACCATTAAAATAATTACCTCCAGCTAATTCAGAATAAGTAGTTTTTGTTCTTTTTATTGCAGGCAAAGCTTCATATTGAGTTGTTGCTAATTTCTGTAATCCTCCATTTGTTGTTCCAGTTTCAATAACTTGAGGATATAAAGAATGATTAGTGTTTCCAAAATAGTTTCTACTTGTTTTGAATGATCCTGTATAATAAAATTCTCTTGTTGGAATATTTACAGGGGACGTATAAGGAGCTGCACCTTGTTCATTTGTGTTATATTCTGAAACCTGAACAAAATGAAATCTATTTTCCCAGTAAAAAAATCTCATATTAAAGGATTTACAAATACTTTCCAATACAGAATATGTAGTTGGAGGAGTATATTCATTGTTATCTGAAACAGTGTAAAAATCACTTACATTTATTTTAGTTTGAGATAAAGGACATGTAGCCAAATCTGGTCCACTTCCCATATCTTCATTCCACCAATTAACAGCAGTCTGAATAACATAATTTTCTAATCCAGCTCCAGGGCTTGCTTCATCAGATTCTAAAACCATTCCAGTATTATCTAAAATTAATTTTATCCAAGCTTCAGTATATCCAATTATTTGTCTGTAACCAGCGTTTGCATAAGTATCAGCTTTAACATAAGGAAATGTTGGTACTGCCGTTGTTTCACTGTTAGTTTCTCTTAAAAAAGGAATTTCTTTTAGACTTGCAATCCCATCAACAAAAACTAAGGTTGATACATAAGGATAAGAAACATCTTCTCTTACATCTAAATTAGGTATTAAATAACCTGACCATAATAAACTTCCCGCAGATCCTTTTCTTAATGTAACCCAAATATCTCTTTCTGCTCTTTCAGAAAAATCAATTATTGAATTTTCTTGAGTTAAATCTTCAACTAATATATCAAGAGTAAGTTTTGAAGCTAATATTGGAGAGTTTTTATCTTGTACACTAGCCGATTCCCAGTCTAATTTTAATCCATTTGAAGCTAATTTCCATTCTCCACTACTTCCTGTTCCAGCAATCCAAATAGTTGCAGTATAAGTTGTTCCATTAGCTGATTCTAATGGTATTGTTTTGAAAATTTGTAAATTATAAGATGCTCTTGCCATATTATGTTGTTCTCAATCTGTTTATTGATGTATTTCTATTTGAAAAATATATGTCATTTCCTTTTAATACACCCTCTACAATTATATTTTGATTACCTCCTCCCATGTATTGTTTTAGTTTATCTAAAGGTGCTACTACCTCTGGATTAGAAGCGGTTGTTCCAACTCCCTCTCCTATAAGAGCTGTTGTAGGACCAGTTACTAATCCTCCCTCTGCAAATCCTAAAATATCTAATTTTGCAGCTGAAAAAGCTTTTGCAATAGTAATTGTAGGGCCTCCCAATAATATGTTTAATGCAGTCATTACAGCCAATTGAATAAGGAGTTGTTTGATAGCTTTTTTCATATTTTTAATAAAGGAATTAAAAAAGTTTTCTTGGCTATTAGTTGCATCCATCATTGCCGTAAACATTATATCTTTAAATAAACCTACTGTTGCATTATATTGTTTTTGTGCTTCTGTTAATGCCTCAGTTCTGGTTTCTACTAAAAACATTGATGCTCCCATAACAGTCATTGTTTCAGAATAGTCTTTAATTTGAGCCAACAAAGGATCTAAAGCTCTTGAATAATCTTCTCCTGAGCCAACAACTGTAGAAGTTGTGGCTGAATACATTTTATCTAATTCTTTTTGTGTATTTACAATTTCTTTAGCCGCTTTGTTATAATCTTCTGAACCTTTTGTTGCATCATTCATTACAAATTGTAAGTCTGACATTTTTTCATTCAAACCATTTATAGAATTAGCATATTTGGTAATCATTATTTCGTCAAAAGTTCTCGGAGCGTTTAATTCTGAACCTACTTTTTCTACCTCCTTAATCATAGCTACTAATGCATCTACCACTTTTTGAGCTTCATCTATGTCTTTTTGCTTAGAAGGGCTGATCATTTTTTCAGCATAATCAACTTGACCCATGAAATCTTTGCCAGCCAATTTAGCATTTTTCATGTGGAATTTAAAAGCAACGCTATAAAGTCGCTCTGCTTCTTCAAGATCCATAACGGCTTGTTCTAATTGTTTCTTAGCGCCAGCGGCTTTTGCGTTAGCAATAATAGCTTCTGTATGTTTATTTATAGAATCTGTAGTTGATTTTGTGTTTATATTTTCAAGAGTTAATTGCCCGTTTAGACCTTTTATTTCTGTATTTAAAAATTTAACTGCAGACATTCTATCTTTATCTGAGGCTTCAGCATCTCTTGCTATTCCGACTTTTTCATTTATTTGGTCTATTTCAAGTTTTGTTTCTGCATTTACTTGTTTTTGCAACTCTAATCTCCTTTTTGCTAATATTGACTCTGCTGATTCTACTTCTTTTAATGATTTCCATGCTTTAACCATTTTATAAATTCCCACTGATGCTAAAGTAAATGCTGTTATTAATGGATGTCTTAACATAACTTTCCCAAGTGTTGTCAATAAAGGCATTAAAGCAGCTATTCCAATACTTATTTTCCCAATAATTATAAGAACAGGTCCTATTGCAGCTAATATTAATCCCCATTTAACAATATTATCTTTTTGTGATTCTGTTAGTCCATCAAATTTACTTATTAAAGTTTTAAGATAATCAACAAATTTTGTTACATAAGGCATCAATCTTCCCCCTAATTGTTCAGATATATCTCCAAGTTGATTACCTATCTGAATCAAAGGACCTGCTCCAACTAAAGCTGCGGCTTTAGCTTGTCCTTCAAACTTTTCTGTTAATTGATTTACCGCTGTATCTAACCTTTCACTTGATCCAACAGCTCCAGTTATCTCAATCCCATATCTTGATAAAGCATTAGTTGAACTTCCCATTGACTTTGCTACAAGATCAGCAGCTGTAACTAAATCCATTCCTTTTGCAGTTGCAAAATCTTGAATTAATGGAATCAATTTTACAACCTCCTCTTCTGTTAATCCCATCATTGCTAACATAGATTGAGCAGCAATAGTAGCTTCATCTCCAAATAAAGTTGTTTTTTGAAGTTCTTTTGCTTGTTCAATTAATCTTTGTTGAATATCCTCTCTTCCTTTTAATGATGTGAGAAGTTTTTGTTCGGCCTTTGCTTGTTCATCAAAAGCTTTAATAGATGCAGCTCCTAAAGCTAAAATAGGAAGAGTTAAATTTCTTGATAAATTTTGTCCAGCTTTAGTTACATTTTTTCCAAACTTCTTTAAGTTCTTTTGAGCTTTTTTCATTGCTCTTTCAAAAGAAGTTAAATCTGCTGAGAATTTGAAATTTAAAAATCCTATTGCTTTACTTGCCATGTTCTATTCTTTTTTTATATAATTCTGCTTTATTTTTCAACTCTTCAAAATCTATTTTTAACGCTTCTTTTTCCCAATCAAACTGAATTAAATCTGTTGGTTTTATACTTTTATTTTTAGGAAGCTGAATGTTTAATAATAAACAAGTGCTCCATCTTGTACGCTCCCAATCACTTCTTTGCCTCATATTTTCCAAGTTATGAAACCCTTCAACTTTATTCCAGAACTCTCTTGGCAACATATCATAAAAATCATCAACATTCATTCCTAATTGCCCGAATGCTATTTGTTCCAGTTTTGGCCAAGTTAGCTCTTCTTCACTCTCTTGGCCTTCGGCTTTTTTTCATTACCATCTCCCATTGCTCTTGCAAGTATCTCAAAGGCTTTTTCCATGCAATCCATGTTTCCATCAAACATATCAGTTACATCATCTAAAGAGTAGTTAAAAGGTTGTTTTGATGCTCTATAGCCATCTTCTATTCCACAATAAATTAAACTGAAAGCATCATTAAAAGTTAATTGTCCTGATGCTAATTTGTTTAAATCATTCATTGTTGCTCCAGTCATTAAGCTGTATTTTCTAAGAGCGTTAAATCCAAAGCGTACTGCCATTTTGTGTTCTCCAATTTCTAAAATTTCATATTTCATTTTTCTAAGTTTTTGTCTTTTCTGATATTAAAAGAAACCAACCCCCGCACTCAGAAAAGAAAACGCAAGGGCTGGCTCTAAATTTAATTACTATGCAGTAACTGTTTGTGTTAATGTTCCAGTACCTTGGAAAGAAACTGAAAAAGTTGCAGTGTCTTCATTCGGAGCACTAAGGCTAGCTGAAGTCATCCAAGCATCTCCAACATATTTAGTATCTCCAGAAGTTGTTGTAGTAACACCAAAAGTAAGTTCAAATTTTGTTCTTGTGTAAATATAAGCTGTAAACATATCACTCAAAGTGTCATTTGTTATTGGATTACCATCAGGATCTAACCATGCATATAATGCATCACATGAAACATCCCAGTTTCTGTAACCCTCCATTGCAGATTCCCATCCGCCATCTTCTTTATTACTTGTAGAACGTGGACTGTGATTTACATTTATAGTTGCACTTGTTGAATATGCAACTAAAGTTCCTCCAATGTAAACTCCAAGATCCGTTCCGTTTAATTGTCCATTTGCCATTTTTTTTATTTTATAATATTAATATTTATTTTATTTTTGCTCTTCTTGAGCTTTTTTTGTTTTCGTTTCTTTTTTTACTTTTATTTTTTCTGGCTCTCCATATCCGTTTTTTTCCAGCCACTCATATTTTTCTTGAGTTACATCCATAACTTGTCCTGCTTTTAAAGTTTTATGTTCGTTTACAACATATTTTCTTTTTAATTCAAATTTCATTTCTTTATTCGTTTGTATCAATCCATCCATTATCTGGATTATTGATTGTTTCTATTATTTCAGAATGAGAATATATTTTATCCCCACTTAAAAAATCTGGCACCTCTCCAATAAATTTAATTATAGTTTTAGTTCCATCTAAATTATATCTTAATGTTGCTTCAGACGTTTCAATTACCTTTTGAAAATCAATTGAATCAACATAACTTTTTTCTATTATAACATACTTTTTTTCCATATCTTTATTCTGGAACATCAGCTTGAAAATCTGTTGATGTCATGTTAGTCATTGTTCCATCATTATTTCCTGTTTCATCTGGTATTGTTGGATAAGTTGCAATTGGATTTCCAACTATTCCTCCATCTCCCATTTTCCAGTAACCTTTTAAATTGTCTAATGGTTGTGGGTTAAATGGTAATCCATCATTGTATAAAGAAGTTACTTCTGTTGAATCTAATTCTTTATTAAATATAGTTACTTCATCAATATTACCTTTCCAAAATCCGCCACCAATAGAATTATTACCTATTGCAGCTGTTGTAAAACTTCCACTAATTGCTCCTGAGATTGCTGTTGTATCTTTTAAAGTTCCATCTAAATATAATTTAATATTCCCAGAACTATCCCAAGTAGAGCATGCATGATGCCATAATCCATCTCCTTCAATACTATCATTAGTAGTGGCATTGTTTGCAGTTCCTCCATCTTTATAATTTGCAATTAATTCATTAGTTCCTGCATTATAATACAAGTGTATGGTATTATTAGAATCTTTTCTTAATTGAAAAATATTTGCTGAAGAGCCGACTGTTTCCAATTGAAACCATGCAGAAATTGATCCTGTATTTTTTATTGAACTCATTCCAGTGGTACCTAATGCAACATAATCATCAACTCCATCAAAATGAGTAGAATAAATATTATTGAAAGAATTTATTATTCTAATATTAAAGTTTAATGATTTTCTATAAATACCATCACTTCCACTCATGTCATCAAATACATCATCATATCCATCAAAATCAATTGCTTGGATGTTTACAGCGTTATACACTCCATTCACTCTATCTAAGGCTGTTCTTATATAGTTTGCAAGTTTTGAAGCTTCTGCATAAGTTTTAGAATAAGCTGAAACCATAACAGTTGCAGTATCTAATAAAGCAACAGAATCTTTTTGGCCTTCTGGAGTATCAGTAGAAACATCATAAATGATAAAAGGAAATGGAGATGTTTGTTTCATTACATTTGGAGCAATCCTTGTTCCCACCATTGACTCAACTGCAATGTTATCATGTAAAATTTTATATATTGCTTTTCCTATTTCCATTTTAATATCCTAAACTTCCGTATTTTTTCATTCTTCTAACATCTGCAGCAACTGCTTTTACAAATATTTGTTCAGCAGCAGAAAATCCATCATTGAGAACTGTATTGCTTGTTTGATTCCATGCTCTTTTCATAAAAGGATTAGCTTTAGACATTCCTCCTCCTCTCATTCTATGTCCATATTCAACCCACGCTCCATAATATCCTCCTTTGTTTTTTTTGAATTTTCCTTTTACTCTTGGCCCTATATATGCTCCATGAACATCTTTATCTTTTGAAGCTCTTGTTCTATAAAATTTAAGAGATTTTTTTAATGTTCCTCTTGAGATAGTTAGTTTTTTATCTGGAGGATATGATACTCCCACTCTTCCAGTAGTGCCAGGATCTAATAATGGAGCTTCATTTACTGCAGCATCTAACATTGGTTTTGTAACCTTTTTCCAAAATCTTCCCCATACTAAATCTTTATTAACTCTTTTTGGAAGTCCATTGAACATCTGCATTATTTCTCTAATTCCCTTTGCTTCTACTGAAACACTCATTAGTTATTATCTTTTAATTTTGTTTCTATTTCTAAAAATTGTTCTCTTCCATCTATTTCTTTAATCCCATGTATAATGTAAGTTTTTTCATCATATACTATTCTGTAAGTTCCTAAAATTGTAACTCCTAAATTTCGTACATAAAAAACTAAATCCGTTCCTTGGACTTGTTCTTGAGATTCTTCTTTTCTTCTGCTTGCTTTCCAATCTGCATGAGCCCATAAAGTATAAAGTGTTGCATATACTTTTGTTTCTGCTCCATATCTATCTGTTGTATAAGTTGGAGATTTTACTTCTATTCTTCTATCAAGTTGGCCTATACTTAACATACTTGTACTTTATACTGATCTAATAAATATTGACTTGATAAAGGAAGTTCAGTTGCTGTTCTTCCTGTTATTACTGTTTGTCTATTTTCGTACCAATTACCCAAAGTTAAAAGAACTGCTTGTTTAATTCCATCTGGAACATCTGATGAAGCTGTTCCATAACCAACTGTATATTTAACATGAACAGCGTTTATTCTATCTGCTAAATCTGGTAAAGTAGCATCAACTGCCAATCCAATTCTTGCAGGTTTTGAAACATCATCTAAAATATAATTAGTATCAGATAAAGTTTGTTCAGTATCATTAGTATCATAATACTTTATATGAGTAATTGATGAAACTGGACTTTTATAAAGTGTATAAATCTCTGCCCATAAATCAGAATATTGTTCTACAACAGTATTTAAAAAATATTGATTGGTATAAATTTGACAAGACTCAGTTGCCGCTTTAATTAAATTATCAATTAAAGTATCATCTGCCGTAGTATCAACTTTAAGAAAATCTTTTGCTTCAGCAGTTGTAAATAATGGAGTTTCTGATAAAGTAACTTCTTTTAGACTTCTATACATTTTAAATTAGTTTTAAAAAAAAAGGACTGGCTTTAAAACCAGCCCCTTTTTTAATTATTTATAAATTACTATTAAAGAACAGTAGTATATTTAACGAATGAAGCACCAGAAGCAACACCCCAATCCATATAGTTGTTCATTATTAATCTAACCTCACCATTTACAGCTCTACTGTACGGATCCACTGTAATTGAAGAAGGACCAAAGGTTGCAAAATATACACGACTGAAGTCCCCGAATAAACCATCAGCAGATGTGATTGGAGGTCCACCCGCAGTTGCAGGAGCATTAGAGAAATAACCTGGATAACCAGCTAATCTATCATCTTGATATAATGGAGAAACAGAAGCAACTTGAGAAGCAGATTTAATATTTGAATATAAAGCCCATTGATTAACAAATGCTAAATTACCATCTAATCCATGATCATCAGCAATAGTTTGGATAGCTTCTAACATATCAGAAGCAGCTCCAGCAGCACCTCCAGCAGCAGACTCAGTAAATATTAAAGTTCCAGCTGTTTGTACAATTGCAGTTGGAGCAGAAGCAACATTTGTAGAAGCAAACATAGCAGCGTCAATTTGAGTTCCCATATTTCTTCCCATATCTCTCATTACAGACGCTTCAGCAGCAGTTCCGTTTTGAGCTAATATAACGTTAGAAAGGTTAGCATAACCAGTTACTCTTTTTGGAGTTAAAGTTACTTTTCCAAAATCAGCTCCTCCATCAGCAGCAGCAGCAACTTCTCCAGCCCATGCAACAGTTGATCCTCCAGCTATTGGAAGAACGCTATCTGCAGCTACAGTTCCTAAATTATTAACTCCGATTCTATCATAAAGAGCAGAAGCTTGTAAACTATCAACATAAGCACCGATTGCAGTTGGAGCAATTGCAGAATTTGCTTGATCAATAGCTCTTTCTTCTTTCATCATTGTTGGAATACCAATTCCTTGTAAACCTTTTCTAGCTTCTCCTTCTGCTTCTTGATGCATTTCTGCTTCAATCCCAGTTAAAGAACCACCATTTCTAACTTCGTTTATAGCTTTAAATAAACTCCATCCTCTTGTTGCTTTATCAGTGTTTACTTTTTGAACTGGAGTTCCAGCTAACTTTACATTATTTCTAATTTCAGTTTCTACTTTCTCAGCTCTTTCAATCTTTGCAGATAATTCATCTGCATTTTTAAGAAGTGTATCCATGTTATCATTCTCCTCTGAAGTTAAATCTCTTTCTTCTGCTGTTGCAGTTTCTTTGATTACTTCTAAAGAATCAATAATATCATTTCTCATTTCTTTCAATTCAATACTTGATTTCATTTTAAAAAATTTTTTATTATTATTTATTTTGTTCGTTTTATTAATTCTATTTTTAGTTTCGCCAACGAACGCGCCACTAAATCGTTTTCCTCTTCTTTTATTTCTTGTTTTTCTTTATACATTGCCAAACCTCTTTGAGCAACTACTAAATCAGAATCAGCTTGACTGTATGCAGGATACGTTACTACAGCAACATCATAAAGTCTATCAATAGAAGTTATAGTTCTAATATCATTTCCATCTTCATCAGTTGACCATTCATCTGATCCAACAGTAAAGGCAAAACTTGATTGATTCAAATTTCCATTTTTCATATTGATTGCTAAATCTTTTCCATAAGAAGTTTCTGGAATATCAAATTCATATTTTAACCCTTTTTCATCAACAGATAAATTAAGAGTTCCAGTTGTACTTCTTGCAAGAATTAAATTCTGATCATGGTTAATTAATGCACGTACGTCTGATTTTGCAATTGTTTCTTCACTAATTGCAGCTGGAGATATATATTCATAAAATCCTCCCAAGTTTTCACTTCTGGAGTTAAATATACTTCCGTACCCAACAACCACTTCTTGGCCATCTTCTTTTGTTTCAAATCTGTTTTCAATGTTAAATAATCTT